CGCCTCGCAGATCAACGAGCTAGGCCTCAGCAGCGTGCTCGGTCAGAAGCTGTCCGCCGAAACCGCCGAATCGAAGCGCATCGATCGCAGCCAAGGCGACTCGACAATGATGGTCATTGCGCAAAACATGCAAGACCTGATCGACAACTGCTTGGCCCACCATGCCCACTACCTCAACATCACCGAGGTAGGCAGCTGCCTGGTCAATCGCGACTTCCTTGGCACACGCCTTGAGCCGCAGGAGATTCAGGCCCTGCTGCAGCTCTACACCGCTGGCACCATCACCCAGGAAACCCTGCTGCTGCAGCTCAGCGAAGGCGAGGTGCTTGGTGACGACTTTGACATTGAGGCTGAGGTCGAGGCCACACAGCTTGGAGGCCTTGGCGGTGAGCAAATGCCTGAGCCTGTAGAAGATGACGAAGAGCCGGTGGAAACCGACGAGATCCCTGAGCAGGATGAGGAGGAGGTCGAAGAAGAGTAATGAACTCGCCCACTGATCCAGCAACTGAAGGCGGAGACGAAACTCGGATCCTTCATGTTTGCACCGGAGAGATCAGGGGCCGCTACTTCGCTGTCATCCGCTGCAAGTGGTACGGCGAGGACGGAATGATCGGAGTCTCGGAGCATCGACTGGAAGACATGGACATGCAGACCAATCTCGAAGACTTCGGCGCCTTCATCGTTAGCGCTTTAGATGCCAATGCAGATGTCACGGCCCTGGTGGCCTGTGACCCTGAAGACCTGGGCTTGGAGGTCGAATGAGCCTCGAATCGTTTGTCGAAGAGATTCCCGAGGCCTACTACCGAAAGGCCATCGATTTAAACCGCTACAGCAATAGCGTTGCTCGGAAGCTGATGCAGTCTTACGAGCGGATCATCCGCCGCTCGATTGCTGAGCTTGAGCGAATCGAGCAGATGCCTAGCGCTAAGCGGCCCCAGGTGCGGGCCCAGAGGCTTAAGGCACTAATCAAGCAAAACACTGAGGCCTTGGCCAGATGGTCTGATAAGGCAGGGCAACAGCTAGCCCGTGAGCTTGGCGATCTGGCAAAGATCGAGGTTGATTTCACGGTGGGCCAGTTGCGGCGTGGCGTGCCCGAGGTGGCTCGCGGTGCGGTGCGCACTGTTGAGGTGACGCCGACTTTTGCCGAGGCTGTGATCACTGCTGACCCGACCAACGTCGGCACGGCTGTATTGAGCGACAGCCTTGAGGAGATTGTGAGCGGGCCTGCCAAGGCCATGAAACTGACAGCTCGGCAGGGTGCAGCGATTCGGATGCCTGACGGGCGGAGCATCGGCAAGGCGTTCCGCGGGTTGGCAGAACAGCAGGCCCAGATCTTTGCCACCACTGTTCAAGATGGCTTGCTGTCTGGCGAGTCAACCCAGGCGATTGCTCGCACGTTGATTGGCGAGGGCCTTGAGTTTTCGACCAAGGCCAAGAGCATCAGGCAGCTAGCCCAAGCTGGTGGCCAGATGACGAAGATGGCGACCCATCAGGTGCGGACGCTTGTGCGGACGAGCGTGAACGCAACCTCGAATGTCGCTAGCCAGCGGGTGTATCGAGCAAACCCGACGGTCACTAAGAAATATCGTTGGCTGGCCACCTTGGACGAGAAAACCTCGGCGATTTGCAAGAGCCTTGATCAGCAGGTGTTTGAGTATGGCAAGGGGCCAACGCCTGCTAACCCGCCCCATTTCAACTGCAGGTCTACAATCGCGCCGGTGGTGGATTGGGATGGCCTTTCCAGCAAGTACGGGATTGATCTAACGCCGCCCAAGAGCAAGGCCAAGCGCCCATCAGCTACCGGCGGCGTGCCATTGGGGACTAGCTACGGGAAGTGGCTGCATGATCAACGGCCTGCAGGCAAGAAGTTCGAGGCGAGTGCGGCACAGGCCAAGGCCTTTGGCGGCGGGAAGGATACGCCAGCGGCAAGGCTGAAAGCCAAGTATTTCAACCGCTTGGCCGACAAGTACGGGCCGGATAAGGCGATGAAGAAGTTCCTTCGTGAAGATGGCACGGAGGTGAGCATCGCTGACCTGCAGCGTCGCTATGGCGATCCTGAGAAGATCACGACGACCAAGGTCAAGGCCAAGCCCAAGGCGCTGACCAAGAACGAGAAGATCGCCAAACAGGTGATGCAGGATCCGTCGCTGAAGAGCGATAAGAAGCGGATCGAGGCGATGGTCGAAAAAGGCGTCCCGGCAAATTCTGACTTTGTGGGTCTGGTGGCTGAGGCCAAGAAGAAGTCTGGCCTGGCCACTACCGAGACCTTCCCGAAAGCAAAGCCCAAGCCTGCTGCAGCGCCAAAAGTTTCACTTGCTGATCGAGTGCTCGCCCCAGGGCCTCAAAACCAGCTGGTTTTTGCCAAGCAAGGCGGCACGGCGAAAATGTTTGAGGACAGCTTTAGCTTGCTGGAAGAGGTTGACGGGGAAGTCGGGGCCAACGCTCGCAAGATGCGGCGATTTATTGAGAAGCAAAATGTTGTGCTTCATCCCTCGATCCCTGAAAAATTCAGCAACGCCGATCGGTTTAAGGGCAACCAAACCTTGCTCGAAGCTCAGCGCAAAGCTGTCGAGGCTTTGGAGAAACAGGGCAACAACCCAGGCGCATTAAGCGGCGCTAAGAGCATTCTCAAGGCCTTGGAAGACGGCAACTACGGCGAGTTGAAGCACGTTATGGGCAAGGCTGGCGGGGCAGCTGGCTACACCACACGCAGCAGTGGAATCATCAATGCAGCGATGACGCCAAACTCAACAACGCTCAACAGCAAGCGGGTCAAGCGTCTTGTGGCCAGCGCCGAGGATTCCCTCAAGCAACAGAACGCCTACATCAACTATTACAAGGAATACAAAGCGGGGACGGTGGCTCCAAAACCGTCTTGGAACGCAAGCGGATTAGGCGGCGGGGGTGCTCTTGACCCCGACCAATGGCTATCAACAACAATCCACGAAGTCGGGCACCAAGTCCACTTCCGCGGATTGGCCGGCACCAAGCTGGCCAATAAGTACAAGGGGTTGGGTGGCGAGAAATTTGTTTCGCAGTACGCTCACTCAAACGAGTTCGAGCAATTTGCCGAAGCCTTTGTGCATTATGTTTTGAACCCCAAGGGCCTTAAGGCCAGTCACCCGCGGCTTTACCAATGGGTAGATGACGCTATGGAAGAGGCTTTGAAATGACACCTAGAGAGGCAGTTGATTTGGCTGGACGCTGGCCTGAGGACCGCACTGTCCCAAGGAGATTGCGGGCTGTCTATGACGAAGCCCGCGGGGTTGAAAGGCAGCAGATAAAAAGTCTGGTCGAAGTGCTCAAGGTCGCCTCGGGCGGCCAGGCCGATTACGAGTTGATCGACAAATATTTCGCTGATTAGCCTAAGCGCAGCATTTCTGTGCTCATGTCTTCCGATTTTGAAGCGGTTCTCGTCGGCGAACAGCTGATCTTGGCCCGCAAGGTCACCCTCGACGATGGCTCGGTGCAGTATCGAAACAAGTTCGGCATGGCCTTAGATGGTGCCAAGCCTGTCCAGCAGGATGAGCCCAAGCCCAAGCGCCGCGCTCGCAAAAAAGCAGCTGAGTAGCATGAATTGACTGCTTCACGCTGATGCCTTACCACTCCGGCAAACCCAAGCCGAAAGGCAAAAAGAAGGGGGGCAAAAAGAAGTGAAGAAAGGCAGCCGCGTTAGCTGGACCTATCAAGGCGTCCGCACCTATGGCACTGTCACCGGCATGGGTGGCAAGAGGGCCACAATCACAGGGCCTACCGGTGGCAAGATCACCCGCGTCGGCACTGACGACGATCCGGTAGTGCGGATCAAGTCTGAATCAACTGGCCGGCCTGTACTGAAGCGTCGCTCTCAGCTTCGTTCTGCTCCAAAGCGCTGATATTGACATTACAAAGTAAAGTGTGGGCGCAATTTAGCCTGTGGCTAATTCATGTCTGAAGAGCAAACTGCTCCTGTGGAGCAAAGCGCCGACAACTCCAATCTTGTGGCCGAACTTGAGGCCATGCGCCGCAAGAATGCCGAGCTGCTAGACGAATACAAAAAGGTCAAGCAACAGGCCAAGGCTGTGCCCGATGGCGTTGATGTGCAGGCCCTGCTGGACTTCAAGCGCAAAGCTGAGCAGCAAGAACTCGAAGCCCAGGGCAAGTACAGCGAAGCCCGCGAGGCCATGGAACAACAGTTCCGCGAGGCCACGGCCGAGAAAGACAAGCGCATCGCTGAGCTAGAGGCCCGCGTTCGTGAGCTTGAGCTATTGACCCCAGCCGTCTCGGCCCTTGCTGATATCGTCCACGATCCCGACTTGGTGATGAAGACCAAGCTGTCGGCAGATCAGATTCAGCGCGAAGCCGATGGCACTGTTGTAGTGGTCAACGGCTACGAGCGTGTGCCTGTAGTCGAGTGGGCCAAGACCCTCCCTGCATGGATGCAGAAGCAGCCCAAGCCCCAAGGCAGTGGCGCACCTGTGGGCCGCGGAGGCGGTGACATCCCAGCTGGCATAAGCAATCCCTTCCGCCCTGAGAGTTACAACCTCACGGAACAAGCGCGGCTATTTAAGACTGACCGCGATCTATATGAGCGGCTTAAAGCACAGGCTGGCCGTTAGTATGAAACGGATGGCGAAGCTGTGCTGAGCCGATAGGGCTGTGCCCAACAACCGCAAATTTCTGGTAACTAACGATGGCGACCCTCCGGTCCGATATCATCGTTCCCGAAATTTTCACCCCCTACGTTATTGAGCAATCGACCCAACGTGATGCCTTCTTGGCTAGCGGTGTGGTGCAGCCCATGGCTGAACTCAATGCAACCGAGGGTGGGGATTTTGTGAACGTCCCCTTCTGGAAAGCCAACCTTTCTGGAGACTTTGAGGTTCTGTCTGACAGCACCTCCCTGACCCCCGGCAAGATCACTGCCGACCGTCA